AAAGTCGAACTGATAGGATCAGCAAATCCATCACTACAGACGAAACTAAGACAAGGCCCGAACCAGTGGCAAACTTGGTCACAGTTTCTTTATAGGGTGTCAACAATACTAGATATTAATAACACGGCATTTATTGTCCCGGTATTCGACGAACGGATGATAATAACGGGCCTTTACCCGGTGTTGCCACATCGTTGTTCTTTAATGGAATACGATAACGAGTTGTGGTTGCGTTATCAGTTCAGTCACGGCGAGATCGCAGCGGTTGAGTTCCGCAAATGTGCCGTACTGACAAAACACCAGTATAAGAGTGATTTCTTCGGTGATCCGAACACGGCCATCGATGACACAATGAAGCTGATTCATATTCAGAATCAGGGCATAGAAGAGGCCGTTAAAAATACAAGCACGTTCCGTTTTATGGCTCAGCTTGCAAACTTTGCAAAGCCGGAAGATTTAGCGAAAGAGCGTAAACGGTTCACCCGGGAAAATCTCGCGACTGATTCAGAAGCGGGAGGGTTCTTATTGTTCCCGAACACTTATAAGGACATCAAGCAGATTGATGTTAAACCGTACACGGTCGATCCTGACCAGATGAAAGCAATCCGGGAAAACGTTTACAACTATTTCGGTGTAAATGAGGAAGTGCTTCAGAACAAAGCTTATGGCGATTCATGGTCGGCATTCTATGAGGGTGCAATTGAGCCGTTCGCGATCCAGTTCTCAGAAGCAACAACAAAGGCGTTGTTCTCAGAGCGAGAGAGGGCACAAGGGTCACAACTTATGCTGACAGCAAACCGGCTTCAGTATATGAGTAACAGCGATAAGTTAAATGTCTCGAGTCAGTTACTAGACCGGGGCATTTTTAGTATCAATGATGTTCGCGAAATATGGAACCTCCCGCCGGTCGAAAACGGAGACCAGCGTGTTATCAGGGGTGAATATTATTCAGCGGATGAAAAACTGACACCAACGGAGGACACAAACGATGGCAGTCAAGAGTGAAAGAGAATACAGAGACATGACTATGGAAATCAGGACAGCCGAAAATGAAGAGGCTCCTGAAGAACGAAAAGTAGTCAAGGGATACGCCAGCACATTCAATGAACCATACACATTGTATGAGGATGATAGCTGGCGTTTTAACGAGGTCGTGGATGCTAGGGCATTCGATAAAACTGATATGTCAGATGTCATCATGCAGTACGACCATGAAGGAAGGGTATTTGCGAGGATATCCAATAACACACTGACAGTTACCCCAGATGAAAGAGGGTTGCTGATAGAAGCGGATCTCGGTGGTACCGAGCTGGGACGCCAGCTTTTCGAGGAGATTCGCGGTGGTTACACGAATAAGATGTCGTTTGGTTTCACAGTTGATGGCGAGGACTATCTCGACACAAAGGATGTCGATGGCAAAGCTCTCACGGTGAGAACAATCACATCGGTTCGTAAACTTTATGACGTTTCTGCTGTTTCATTACCAGCCAATGACGCTACATCAATCAGCGTTAGAAGTCTGACCGACGGAGAGATCGAGAGGATTCAAGCGGAGCGACTTGAAGCTGAAAAGCTGGAACTCAGACGTAAAAAGTTAATGCTCGAGATTGATTTAAATGGAGGACGTTAAATGTCTAAAGAAGAAATCATGGTACTCGATGCAGAGCAGATCGAAGCGCGCAAGGCCGAACTGAAGGCAGAACTTGCAACGGCCGAAACGAACGAGGCGATGGATGCTATCAAAGCAGAGAACGACCTCCTCGAAGAGCGCATGGCTCAGATCAAGCTCGAGATCGAGCAGAGAAAAGCTGACATGGCTGCTGTCATTAAGGGTCAGGGCGATGTCGTAGAAGAAGTTAAGGACGAAAGGAAAGTCACAACAATGGAAGTAAGAAACACACCTGAGTACATCAACGCATACGCTGAGTACATCAAGAACGGAAACGACAAAGAGTGCAGATCACTTCTTACTGAAAACGTTTCTGGCACAGTAGCGGTTCCTGAGTTTGTTTATGACATAGTAAAGACCGCATGGGAAAAAGAAGGAATCATGTCGCTCGTTCGCAAGAGCTACCTGAGAGGGAACCTGAAGGTTCAGTTTGAAATCAGCGGTGGAGAGGCTACAGTTCACACTGAGGGTGGTGAGGCCGTTTCGGAGGAGGCACTTGTTCTCGGAATCGTTACGCTTGTACCACAGAGCATCAAGAAGTGGATTGCTATCTCTGACGAAGTTTACGACCTCAGAGGCGAAGAGTTCCTGAGATACATCTATGATGAACTGGCATACAGAATCGCAAAGAAGGCTGCCGATACACTCGTTGCAAAGATCGAGGCTTGCGGAACAGTATCGACAACAACTTGCCCGAGAGTTCCAAAACTGACAGCAGCTTCACCGGCTGTTGGAACTGTTGCTGCTGCTATGGCTATGCTGAGTGATGAGGCTGCAAATCCAGTAGTTATTATGAATAAGGCTACATGGGGTGCTTTCAAGGCTGCTGAGTACGCTGCAAGCTACGCAATCGATCCGTTTGAGGGTCTCCCAGTAGTATTTAATAACACGATCAAATCATCCGCTGCTGCAACGACCGGCGAAACTTATGCTATCGTTGGTGACCTCGGACATGGCGCACTCGCTAACTTCCCGAACGGTGAAGGAATCGACTTCAAGTTCGACGAACTCAGCAAGAAGAAAGAAGATCTGATCGAAGTTCTTGGCCGTGAATATGTAGCACTCGGAGTTGTTGCTGCTGACGCATTCGTTAAGATCGTTAAGTAGTTCGATTATCAGAAATTTAGGAGGTGACTGATATGAGAAAGATTCTGATTGCGGTGCCGTGTATGGATCAGCTACCGGCACAGTTTGCACAGTCATTGGCGTGGTTAACATCATATGGGGTCGACGATGCTAAAATATCAATTTGTTTTAACGTCGGTTCCTTGATTTATTCAAGTCGTGACCAGCTTGCAAAAAGGGCGTTGCTCGATGAGGCTGATCTCGTTATGTGGTTTGATTCGGATATGACATTTAACCCGGACACGCTAAAAAGAATGCTCAAACTGATTGACGAAGGTCATGACATGGTGACGGGCATTTACTACAGACGGACACCACCGTTTTCGGCCGTAGCGTTTAAGACTATGGAACTTAACGAAGAGGGCACCGGGTTTGATTGGACGGAATTTGACGAAATACCAGAAGGACTATTTGAGGTTGGTGCTTGCGGTTTCGGGTGCGTCCTGATGAAAACAGAAATATTTGTGGCCGTATTCAGCAAGTTCGGTCAGATGTTCACACCGATCGCGAATTGTGGCGAGGATATAGCGTTTTGCTGGAGAGCGAGACAGTGCGGTTATAAGATAATTGCTGATCCGTCGATTGGCCTCGGCCATGTAGGACACACGATCATCACAAAGGAATTTTTCAATAATTATCAGTTAACACTAAAAGCAAAAGAGGGGCGGGGCGAATAACCCCGCTTCTGTTGTGAGGTTTTATTATGGCATTACTGGACAAGGTAAAAGATGCTCTAAGGGTTAAGAGCGACGCGCTGAATAGTGAAATAAGTGATCTTATTGAAGAGGCTCAGGCTGATTTAGGAATTGCCGGTGTTACTTGGGAAACGCTTGAAACTGACCACGCTGTTGTGGCTGCAATCAAGACATATTGCAAGTTGCATTTTGGTGTCCCAGATGAAGCCGACTTCTTTAAGAAGGCTTATGACGAACAAAAGGCCCAGCTTGCAACTAATACGGGGCACACCGATTGGTTGGAGGGGTAACGATGTATGACTCTATTGCAACACTAAAGGCATACGGGACTTTATTTTATGACGAATACGGCAACGAGGTTCAAGGTGACATTGAAACGACCGTATTTGTTCAGCCTCGAGGCGTATACAATGCGGAGTTCTACAATGCAGCCCAGACGGGTCTGCATCCGTCTATAATGTTCGTGCTGACGAATAAAGCGGATTACAACGGTGAGCGTCTCATTGAATGGGAGGGCAAGTCATACAACGTAATACGCACCGACTGGACAGCGCAAAGGGACAAAATCAGCCTTATTTGTGAGGAGCGTGTTCATAATGGCTAATACTGGAAGTGTAGCGGCTCAAATGACCGAGCTGTTAGATGAAGTCAATAAGGACATCGAGAAATCGGCAAAGACTAATATCCAGACGGTCGCTAAAGAATCGGTACAAAAGTTAAAAAATACTTCTCCGGTCAAAACGGGTTCTTATGCAAAAGGATGGGGTGTTAAACGAGAAGGGGACATGGATGTTATCGTTCACAACCGAACCGATTATCAACTTACACATTTGCTAGAGAACGGACACGTTATAAGAAACAAAAAGGGCACATACGGTCGTACTCGCGGCATTAAGCATATTGCACCCGTCGAAGAGTGGGCTATTGATGAATTGCCTCGAAGAATAATTGAGGATATACCATGAGCATTTATTCAGTACTACAAAACACCGGCCTCCCGTGTGCTTATTCGCACTTCAAGACTGGTCAGACTCCACCGTACATTGTGTACATTGGAAACGGGCAGAACGTCATGGAGGCAGATAACACACACTATTGGAAACGGAATCAGTATCAGGTCGAATATTACTTCACAGCGAAAAATGAATCAAACGAAGCCAGCATAGAGGATGCACTTCTCAGTGCTGGCTATTTATATGAAAAATCCGAAGATGTCTTTATAGAAGATCAAGGCGTTTTCGTGATTTATTATTCAGTTTAAGGAGAACGAGAATGGCAAACAAAGTTGAATTTGGTATCTCGAACCTCTATGTCGGAACCTATACAGTAGGCACAACCGGGACTGTTACAATGGGCACACCTTACCATCAGGCGGGGGCCATATCATTCAGCCCGGAAGAGCAGAGTGAGGCTAACAACTTCTATGCAGATAACGTGATTTACTATAGCGGTTACACTGGTGGCACATTCGAGGGCGATCTCGAAGTAGCGAAGTTCGATGACACGTTTAAGACGCAGTTCCTCGGATACATTCAGAAGGCATCCGATGGTGGTCTGGCTGTCGTAAAGAACGCAACTAAGCCTAAAGTGTTCATCGCATTTCAGGTCGAAGGCGATCAGGAAAGCCGCAGATGTATCATGTATAATTGCTCACTTGGAGGCATTACTCGCGAGTACAACACGACGGAGGACACAATTGAGCCGGCAACAGAGACAATCGCTGTTACAGTAGCGGGAGACAATAAAACGGGTATCTCGATGGTATCTTATAATCAGACCTCTTCTGGTTATAGCACTCTCTTTACAAATCCACCGGCACCAACGACCACATAAAGTCGAAGCGGGGCGGGGCTGTTGTAGTCTCGCCCTTTTTTCATAGGAGGTGAAAACATGGAAAAAACTATAAAGATCGGAAAACAAGAAGTTCGGCTATCAAACAATTTTAGCTGGGCGATGATATATAGGGATCAGTTCGGCCACGATATTTTGGTGACATTAACACCAATGATGGCAGCAGCACTTGACGTTGTATCGGGTTTGCTAAGTGAAGTGAGTGTCGATGGCAAAATCGAAAGGGCTGCATTATTCAAGGCCCTTGATGGTGATAAGTTCCTCGATGCCGTGATCCATCTGGGCGGGTTTGAGTCTGTTGACATTGTGAATATTGCATGGGCGATGGCAAAAGCAGCGGATGATGATGTTCCAGACCCGAGAACATGGATAAAAAGCTTTGAAGTGTTCCCACTCGATAGCATAGTACCCGAACTATTTTCAATGGCATTAAAAGGGTTGGTATCCTCAAAAAACTTGAAACGGCTGAAAGACCTCGTAAAACAGATAGAGGTAATTCAGCCGGAATCGACATCGATACAATCATCCTCGCCGGACTCGAACGAGGATTAACTCTGGAAGATATAAAGAAGATGCAAGTCGGACAAGTCGTTGACTTTTGTATCGCCTATAACGAACGTCAGAAGGCAGCGGAGAAGGCTCAAAAACGGGCTGAGAAGCAAGGAACAAAGCGCAAGGCAACACAGAACGACATCAATGCGTTTTTCGGTTAGAGGGCAAATAAATGGCTGGAAACATTAAGGGCATAACAATTGAATTTCGTGGTGATACCACTAAACTCGACAAGGCTCTTCGGGAAATCAAGAATAGCACAAAGGACATTGACAAAGAACTAAAAAACGTTGACAGAGCGTTAAAGTTCAACCCTAAAAACATCGATTTGTGGAGACAGAAACAAGAACTCCTGAGACAGCGCATTTCGCAAACAGAAACAAATCTGAAGGATTTGAAAAGCGCACAAGCACAAATGGATGCTAAAGGGGTCGACAAAAACTCGGAGGAATACAGAAGGCTTCAGCGTGAAATCATCGAGACCGAAAGCAAGCTGAAGCACTTCGAGGGCGAACTCAGAAAAATCGGGAATGTCAATCTCAGAGCTGCATCGGAACAGTTCAAAGATATTGGTGATAAGCTTACATCGGCCGGTCGTGCGATGAGTGGTCTTTCTACGGCTGCTGCTGCTGTTACGGCTGCGATCGGTGCAGTCACGGCAAAATCGGCAAGCTGGGCAGATGACATAAACACTATGTCGAAGAAATACAGTATCGGCACAAAAGAACTGCAATTATATAGTGCCGCCGCTGAACTCGTTGACGTTGATGTTGAGACAATAGCAAAATCACATATCAAACTAGAAAAACAAATGGCATCGGCTGCAAAGGGCACCGGGGCAAGTGCTGATGCATTTTCAAAGCTGGGCATTTCGGTCACTAATGCGGATGGATCGCTTAAAAGCGGGGACGCAGTATGGCAAGAAACAATTAAAGCTCTCGGATCTATGGAAAACGAGACCGAACGCGATGCAATTGCTATGCAGTTAATGGGCAAGTCGGCTGCTGAACTGAACCCGTTAATTGAGGACGGTGGCAAAACATATGCAGAATTTGCCAATACGCTTGACAAGTACGACCTCGAATTTATAGACCAAAAAACGCTGGATCAGGCCAATGCTTTTAATGACTCAATAGACACAATTAAGTCGATTGGAATGGTCGCATTTCAGCAGCTCGGGACACAACTTGCGGCGTATCTTGCACCGGCGATGGAACGTGTTGTGGATGTTGTTGGTAGGCTTGCTAACTGGTTCTCGAACTTGTCTCCGAGAACTCAGGCCCTTATCGCATCTATAGCGGGCATTGTTGCAGTTGTGGCTCCGTTGTTAATCGGTCTGGGTAAGGTCTCGTTTGCTATTAGTTCGATCATGTCCCTTATGGCAACACTTGGGCCGGCAATTGGTGGTATTGTTGCAACGCTCGGGCCGGTTATTCTTATAATCGGTGCTGTCGTGGCAGCGGGTGTTTTGCTTTATCAGAACTGGGATTTAATAAAAGCTAAAGCAATTGCATTTAAAGATACTGTGATGGCTACATTCAATGCTTTTAAGGCAAATGTTATAGCTACATTCAACAGTATAAGGGATGCAATTGTTACACCAATACAGACCGCTATAAACAAAGTAAAAGCGATAATAGACAAAATTAAAGGCTGGTTCCCGATCAAGGTCGGTAACATCTTCAGCGGAATCAAATTACCGCACTTCAAGATCGAGGGCAAACTTTCAATCAATCCACCGAGCGTCCCGAAACTGTCAATCGATTGGTACAAAACTGGAGGCATTTTCAATAGCCCGACGATCGCGGGAATTGGTGAGGCCGGGCCGGAGGCTGTCGTTCCACTTGATACGCTATGGAAAAAACTTGATAACATAGCAGAGGCTTCAAGTGGTGGTGGTGTAGTTATCAATATAAACGGATACAACAAAGATGCTCGTATTCTCGCAGAAGAAATAAAACGAATACTGATAAAAGAAACAAATAATAGGAGGCTGGCATGGCAATAGCACCGACCGGGGACATCTTTAAGGGCTTTGAGTTCGACGGTGAATCCTCGAAAGATTATGGGGTATATATAACCGGCAAAGCTGTTTATAATGCACCAACACGCGACGTGGAAATGGTCTCAATTCCGGGCAGAAGTGGACAGTTTGCACTCGACAAAGGCCGTTTCGAGAATATTGAGGTTACATATCCAGCCGGGATCTTTGCGGATGATGAAGCAAATTTTGCTGAAGCTATTTCCGATTTTAGAAATTATATGTGCTCACGAAAAGGCTATGTCCGTTTATCGGACGATTATAATCCTAACGAATACAGAATGGCTTTTTATAAAAGTGGGCTTGATGTTTCACCGGCTCAGTTGAAAGCTGGGGAATTTAATATTACTTTCGACTGCAAGCCTCAGAGGTGGCTGACAAGTGGCGAGGAAGCAATAACGGTAGCGGACGGTGACACGCTCACGAATCCTACTTTATTCGAAAGTAGTCCGCTATTAGAAGTCGAAGGCTATGGAACCATAGGATTCAATGGATATGCTATAGAGATCGATGATGTTCAAATCGGTGATGTGGTCTTGATGAATGCAGGGGCCTCTTCGGCACATTTCCCGGTGGGGACTTATGAGAGCTTTAATGGGAATGAGGCTTTTTTAAATGAGGGCGACACTATAACAGTCCCCGGCATAACTGTAACTGTTGTCGAAACAGTAAAGCCTGCAGTAACAATTCAATCAGTAGCGCGCGAATCTTTACAAGATTTAGCTGAAGCGACAGTTAGAACCTCAACAAGCAAAACAATAGAGGTCGTGCTTAAATCGCTGCCAATAGAATTTGAATATGGAACTGCGGAAACATCCACTGTCGGTGAAGCGAGTTTCACATGGACTTTATATGACACCTCAACTACTGGCACTTGGACTTGGACTGAACAAACATGCACTGTTTATGCTGAATACGACGGAGATAAGACAATTACATTCTTTTCATCTGGGTTGAATTATCCCGTTAATGGCTGGTGGGGCGATAGCACAAAAAAGATAGAGTATCCGCAAGTAACTGGTTCTTCTTCGCAGGATCTGTCGCTCGGTCATATTTATATCGACTGTGATCTTGGAGAGGCATACAAAATTGAAAGCGGGGGTGCTATACCTCTCAATAGGTACATAGACCTCGGTTCTGACTTGCCAAAACTTGCAAGCGGTAACAATACAATATCTTACGATAATACAATAACAGAGCTGACTATAACTCCGAGGTGGTGGAAAATATGATTCCTATACTATACGACAGCAACGAGATAAACTTCGACTCAAACGGCCTTTGTAGATTGCGCGATTGTATATCTTGTGTCTGCTACGAAGAAAGGAATTCTATTTATGAAGTGGACTTCGAATATCCGATTGATGGCGCGAACTTTGACAAAATAAAACTCGGTCGTATTATTGGTGTTTCACATGCTGATAGTAAGGTTTCAAGGCCGATAAGATATAGAGGCCCGTTATCAGATGAGCAAGATGATATTTTGACAGATGAAGATGATATAGCCCTGACCGGTACGGGTACAAAGTATATTTCGGAATATGATATTCAGCCGTTCGACATTGTTTCATATAGCCGGCCGATTAACGGAGTAGTGACATTCCACGCGGTACACATCAGCTACAGACAGAGCAAGATGGTCACTTATGCGTCGGGAATATACAGTCTTGAAGATGCGTTTCAGGTTTTTAACGACACTTGTTATCCAAGTGATAACCCTTTCACATATTTCACAGATAAGGAGTCAACCGGATATGTCGCAGCATTTGACGGAACACCGAGAACCATCCGATCGCTTCTAGGTGGTACAGAGGGTTCAATACTTGACTCATACGGTGGTGAATTTGAATGGGATAAGTGGACGGTCAAACTGCATAAAGCGAGAGGCGAGCTGAGGGACTTCAGCATCCGCTACGGCGTAAACATGACACAGTTTCAGGATGATACCGACTATAGCGAAGCGTTCAATATGTGCGTTCCGTTTTGGAAGGATTCGAGTACTGATACCATTGTGAAGGGTGGTGCGGTCGGCTCCGGCCATAGCACTATAGGCGTCGGTGACAAATGCGTTCCGCTTGACCTGACAGACAAGTTCGAGATACGTCCAACGGTCGTACAACTCGAAGCTATGGCGTCATCAGTTCTGAACGAGAACCAGCCGTATTTGCCAAAGCAGACCATCAGCGTGGACTTCATTCGCTTGCAGGACGAAGCAGGCTTTGATCAGTTCGACAGTCTGCTTGAGTGCAAGCTATGTGATTCTGTCAAAGTAATATTCCCGGGATATGATATGTCGGCCTATTACAAGATAGTCAAAACGACATGGAACGTGCTACTCGACAGATACGAGTCAATGGAGCTTGGTAATCTGTCAACTACACTTGCGGAGGCTTTAGGCATTACTGATACCGGAGTTTCAAAAGACACAAGCGCATCCATTTCAAGTGACGTGCTTGAGTTCGGCAATTTCCGTGTTTGCGTAATGTCACAACTTGTTGGATATGGTGCATGGGCTGATTTTACATATCCGGCGGGAACGTTTAGTAATGTTTTGGGTGTGGTGCCATTCTGCAATCAGCTGGGTTTCGGAGGTACATCCAGCATAAGCATAACCAATGTATCAAGCAGTAAATGTACTGTTTATAACTATAATTCAGCGAGTGCGTCTATGCAGATAGGCATTCTCGCATTCGGAATAAAGTAGGGGGAACATATGCTTACTAATTTCTTTTGCTTTGCAATCGGAAATTTTATCGGAACGGTTTTAGCTTGCCTTGTAGTGGCGGGAAGGGATAAATAATGAATAATATCGAATTTTGGAAAGCTGCTGGAATCAGAGCATTTCGCACCTTTTTACAAGTCATTTTAGCGGTATGGACAGCGGGACAGCTTATAACTGAGGTCGATTGGCGATTTCTTCTCCTATCGGCCTTTTCTAGTGCTGTTTATTCGCTTTTAACATCGATTCTTGCCGGTCTCCCAGAGGTCGCACTGGCTGACACTTTGTATGATCTCGATAATGATCCAGACGATGATGAAGAAGATGACGAAGAGGGTGAGGAATAATGGCACTTCTGACAGAGGCTAAAAGAAAAGAATATTTCAAGTTTCTCGGACTCGGTGAATACAACAAAGCAAATATAAAGAAGTTCCAAAAAACAGCATTCCCAAAACTATCAAAAGAGTGGGACGGTGTTTACGGGACTAAAACTGATTATGCACTTAGGCACTGGAGAAACGTAAAGAAATTTACTAAAAATTTCTCACCAGAAGAGTTTAAGTGTGAATGTGGTGGCAAGTATTGCACCGGGTACCCTTCATGGATGAAGAAAGTAGAGCTGCAGAATCTTCAAAGTATTCGTTCTCACTACGGCAAACCAATGAAGATAACAAGTGGCCTCAGATGCAAGACGATGAACAACAAAAGCAAAGGTTCAATAAATACCAGCAAGCATCTTACCGGCTATGCAGCAGATTTTTATATGTCAGGTGTGACTGATACACTGGCACACAGAAAAAGCGCGATCAAGTATATAAAGACGCTCCCAAATCACGGTTACACATACGGCAACGGGTATAACTCAAACGGTGTCGCTATAAAAGCCGCCTATATGGGAAATGCACTCCACACAGACACTAATAAGCCTCCAGCAGCACCGAAGCCAGTCACACCACTCACAGCGACAGCGGCCCCGGTAACAGTTTCGACAGCAGCACAAAAGATCGTGGCGAATGCTGTTTCGTATTGCTGGCCTTATGGAACGGCTAAAAAGAAATATGCTTATTCTACCGGATCAGCAAAGTCAGCTTATAAAAAGGCCCTGAAAAAACACATGGGCAAAGAGGCTAAAGTTTCCAGATCCGATTGCGGTTATTTTGTAAATACTTGTGTAAGAGCTGCTGGGCTAGGCAAGTTTAAAGCACTCCCGGGCAAAGCTTCACAGAGTTACCCGAAACTACCTAGCACACTCAAAATTATCCACAAAGGTAAAGCAATCCCAAGCGGATTACTTCAACCGGGGGACATAATTCGTTATCGCAAGAACGGTAATAAACAACACACGATGATGTATTTCGGTGATGGCAAGATCGCAGAAGCAAACAGAAAAAACTGTTTCCCTCATATTTCAAAAGACACTAAGAAATACAACGCCAGCAAGGTTAAAAAATCATCGATTCAAGTAATAAGAGCGAAGTGAGGTGGCTATTATGGAAAATATAACACTCGGACAGATAGCGGCCGGCATAGCTCTAATAGTGGCACTTATTGTCGGATTTAAAAAGATCAACGATACGTTAAAGGAGTCATTAAGTAAAGTGTTCAACGAATTAATGCAGCCGTTTTCCGATAAGCTGGACAGAATAGAAAAAAGCGTAGCAAGCATCGACAAAGCAACGTGCAAGAATTTTTTAGTTAGATGCCTTGCAGATTTCGAGAAGGGTAATTTCATGTCAGAAATCGAGATCGAGCGATTTTGGGAACAATATAACCATTATACAAAAGAACTAAAAGAAAACTCGTTCATCGTTGAATGGACTGACCGACTCAAAAAGGAGGGCAAAATATAATGCAAATTCATGAATTAAATAATTTCACCGGCACCCTCGGATCTGGTGCATATCTTGCAATCGATAACGGAACCGACACGGGTAAAATATCCTCTCAGGGACTTCTGGCTGCAACAGAGGCAAGAATCGACAATATCATAGCGGGAGAGGCTCCGTCTGCTGAAGAAATCGTCGACGCTAGACTCGGTGCGGATGGGGTGGTGTATCCATCTTTAGGCGATGCTATTCGCGATCAATTTACTGACGTAAAGAGCGATTTAAGTGACACATTAGACCTTATAGGCACAGAGCTTTTAACGGGTAGTGTTGCTTGGGAAGTAGGAAGTTTAAATATTACAGATGGTGGAAATCTTGCAAGCACCACCCGTATCAGAACGGTTGATTATATAGATATAAGCAATTTAACGTCACTTACTTTTGATGTTGATACGGGGTATAAATATGTTGTCGATTGGTATGATAGCAATAAAAGTTTTAAAAAGGTAACGATTGCTACAACATGGCAAACCACAGACCAAACTGTAACTATTCCGAATGATGTGGCATACATGAGGTTGCTTATATCCGCAAATCCTGATGCTACTGCAAATGTCAGTTTTGCGGAACATTTAAGCTGTCGTGGCGAAAACCTGTTAATCGGGGATGTTAAGCATCTTATCGCCAATGAACCATCATATATGCAAGCAACAAACGTTCGCGTTATAGCAACGTCAATCCTTGCAGACATGAATGATGCCGAACCGAATAAGATATACAATATATCGAATATACTTCAAAGTATTTCTAATATTCCACCAGACTTGCCATCAACGACAATCAATGGAACGATGTGGGTTGTATGCGGAGAAGTGTCAGAAACGACAAACTGGAGAGTACAGTTTCTTGTAACGGCTGATGTCGACCCTATTATTTTCTACCGCAACAAATCAAGCAATACGTGGAAGGCTTGGAAAAAAATAGCAGTAGCAAGCCCGTCTGATGCTAATTTATTGTCGCTTGATTATTACAATGCAACAGCAGTTAATAAACTTGAAATCGGGAGCATACAAAACAAAACTATTTTAACATTTGGCGATAGCATTACGGCAGGAAGTGAGAATACAAGTTGGACATATCACTTTGCGTCCATGACGGGAAGCACAATAAACAATAAAGCTGTTGCAGGTGCGTCTTTTGGAGAAAGTCAAGCGGAATCATCAGTAAAATATATTAGCACACAGATTAATGGTGTAAGTGCTTCAGAATGGGAGAACGCAGACATTGTGATAGTTTCTGCAGGAACAAATGATGGGTTAATCAATACACCACATGATGAGTTAAAAGAAAAGGTGCAATCGGCTATTACGGCAATCAAAACAGCAACAAACGCGCCGATTGTATTTATTACTCCAATACGGAGAAATACGCCGAGCTATTCTGAAAACCTAAAACTCCCATTGATTGCAGGTATAATATCAAACGTTGCATTAATTAATGAATGTAATGTTATTTGTGGTTATACATTCCCAATTCCATCAGAAACCATAGATGAAATTACAAATATAACTCGTGATGGATTACATCCGAACGCAACGGGAGCGAATGTATATGCAAGGTCTGTAATAAATGCGCTTGTTTAGGCAAACAGTTAGATTAGAAAAAATTACTAACGTAAAGAATAAGCGATGTTAGAGGTGCGAAATGGAAATAAAGAAAAAAGACACTTGCTACAATTGCAAGCACTACAATTCCGACAATGATTTCTGCGACAAGCACAAAGAAGATTGTGAAGCGTGGAGAATGTGGGAGTACAAGTGCTGTGAGCAAAAGGACAAACCTAAAGAAGAACGAAACTTTAAATAACCATAATTGGGACGCTAACAGTTCTATTGTTGGAGTGCTTAATAATTTCAGAACCAAAATAAAAAATGTTGGTGCGCTATATGGTTTTCCTGTCATAGATTTCAGAGCAGAAATGCAAGTGAATGACAATAATTGGGCAACCTTTATGGACTCTGACGGGGTGCATTATAACACAAAAAAAGTGGGAATAAATAGAATTGCAGAGGTCGCAATTCCGCATGTATTTGACATTAAATACTTGTGATTAAAACGAGGCAAGATGCGAGGCACAATATGGACGAATATATAAAACTTGAGGACGCAATCAATGCAATGCAAAAATTATACGAAGAAGATATGGAACTGTTCTCCGTGAAAATTGCAGAAACATTCGATGCGGAAAGAGCGATTGAAGCATTAAAAAGTCTGACGAAAGCGAGACTTTAAATAGACCTTTAAACGAAACTAAAGAGGATTGCCCATGCTATCCACAAGTATAGGCTTTTCACCATTGACAAGGGCTTTCTTAAATTCAACAAGAGTATCTACAAACTCGCTGAAGCGATTATAAAATTCTTCATACGCTTCATCATAAGATGCTCCTTGACCGAATATTGCACTACTCGTCAAATCATACAACTTGTCATTATCAAGTTCGGCAAAACCAACAACATGAGAATAGCATTTATCCTTTTTATCATCGTTATATGTAAGTTTAATATTCATGTTTCACCATCCTTTCATATATATAATTATATCATGGATTGATGGGTGGTAACACTAATTAAAGTAGACCTTTAAATCAGTACCCAAACTAAAAAAGTGTTGCACAAAACAACACCGATGATTTATAATCCAGCCACAAGAAGTTAAAAAGAGTCATACCCCGACTCAGCAAAGTACAAAAGGGTATGACTCGCCCGAAGGCGTGTTTATTTTATCACGCCTCGTTTACATCTGTAAAGGAGGTACTTTTTATGGCAGATTGTAAAGCACAATTAATCTCTGATGTTACTGAGGCCCTTGTTGGCCAGATCAAGCAGAGAGATATTGAGACCGTTTCTGATGAAATGGTTATCGCTCTCAGGGACTATGAGGTGACTAAGCGTGTCACAGAATTAGCCAAATATGACGGTGCAAACGAAATGATACTGAAACGCTATAAAGCGTGTTTGGTTATTGCCGGCCGTTCAGAGAAAACTGTGGCACAATATGAACGCACCGCAAAAAAGCTTTTTATAGCATTGCAGAAAAACTACACGGATATGACCGTTTCGGATCTGCGCTACTTTCTTGCTTATGAAAAGAGTAGGGGAGTTTCTAACAGGACACTTGAAAATACGCGAGTGCAAATATCCGCTTTTTTCACATGGCTATTGGATGAAGAACTAATTGGTAAAAACCCTTGCCGGTCGATTGCACCAATCAAATACACAAAAGAGGTAAAGCTGCCATTCTCAGCAGTAGAAATTGATGCTATCCGTTCGGCCTGTAAGAATAAAAAAGAGCGGGCAATAGTGGAATTTCTGCTGGCATCGGGTGTCCGAGTGTCGGAACTATGCTCTATCCGTATTGGTGATATTAATTTTGACACGCTTGCTGTTATAGTCAAAGAGGGCAAGGGTGCAAAACAGCGGACGGTATATATCAATGACTTAGCCAGCAAACACCTTGTTGAGTATCTGACATCACGGGACATAAACGGAGACTATCTGTTTTACAACAAGAAAAAAGAACCACTGAACGCCGGTGGGGTTCGGTTTCTTCTGAAAGAGATCGAGACGCGGACAGGAATATCTAACATCCATCCGCACCGGTTCCGCAGGACGTTCGCGACCGGGCTGGCCAATAGGGGAATGGAGATACAAGAAATTGGCAAACTTTTAGGACACGCAAACTTAAACACAACACTAACTTATGTTTATTCGAGCGAGGAGAAGATCAGAACTTCTTATTTGAAGTACACAGCGTAGGTCGCTCGCGGGGTGGGCGACAGTTTTCACCTCCTTCATAACGATAAACGCAGAAGAAAACCGGGGCAGAAATGTCCCGGTTCTTTTGCGTTGTGGGGCATTTATTTTCGTTTTGAGCGGGTTTATCCGCATAGACGATGAATCATATATATGGAGCAAATCCGAGCGTATAAGTGCAAAATATGGGGTTAGATAAATGTTTATAAATCTTTAGCAAGTGTATTGCAATAATCTGCGGAAGTGTTATAATTGCATCAGGAACTCTTCCCTAAATTATGATTTTCTTCATTAAAATCTAAATCGGAATAGTTGAGGATATATTAAGAGAGTTCCAATCAACGGAACTCTCTTTTTTATTTATATCGGAGGCAAATGAAATGAAAAGCATAACAATACCGCAAGTAGAGTGCATCGAGGGCAAGACCCGTCAGGAGGCGGTCATGCTGTTCAACAGAAGAATGGAACAGCTTGCCAGCGTCAACCCTGAGTGGGAGCGCGAGGGCGATATATTTTGGATCACCTACAACAAATTACTTGAAGAGCCGGAGAACATCGTTGAGGAGCACGAGATGAAAGGCGAATACCGCTATTGTGAGGACTGTCCGTTCTGTGACAGGGTAGTCGATATTTACGGCAACATAGACACAAAGGTCAAATGGGGAAAATGTATGAAGTACGGCATGGTCAGCGTCAATCTCAATAAGAGGGTGTGCGCTGCGTACTGGGAGAACGAGGAAAGGAGGTAAAGATGCGAAAGAACGAAAGAGTTTATGTAGAAATGGCGAAAGCGGGCATCAATCAGTCGAAGCTGGGCGAGATACTTGAAAAAGACCCGCCGACGATCTCAAGACTTTTGAATGAGGTCGAGTGGTCGAGGCGCGAGCAGGACGATGTTATCAAGAAGATCAGAGATTATGCGGCAAGCGTGAGCGCATAAACAGAATAGGAGGGAAAAATGAAATACAGAGTGAAAATCAAAGTCAGTTATTGCGAGACGTTCTTCAGCTTTGATGATGCTCTCGAGGCTTGTAACTTCATGTCAACAGCAGCAGAGCATCTGACCGACGACGGCGACAAGACAGAGATCAGTCTCAAGGTTATCACGGAGGAGGCATAGACATGAAAACAGTAATGGCATGGACAGCACTCGCGGCGGCATGGTTCGCGTTCGGCTTCATGGTAATGACAACAATTATGACAGCATAGGAGGTAAGTAATGGGAAAGCATGACAAAACAATCGAGGCGAGTTCGGAGGAGTTTCTGAACAACCGCATCAAGGATCTCGAAAGCAGGCTCGAGTTCGCAAACGAGACAATCAGAAAACTGCAGGAACAGTGCGGGCGCATGAGCAAGT